GACGATCCAGATCATCGACCTGGCCAACCTGTTTCTCGAACGACTCGACGTCACGCCAGGCGGGTCCGTGGTGGAGTTCGGCTGTGGCCAGGGCGGCATGATCGGGCGGCTCAGCGCGGCAGAGCGGCTCGGTGTGGATTTCTACGAGCCGTGGCTTGAAAAGGCCACCCACGACTGGCCGTTGGTCGAGTTCGCCAATCACGACCTGCTCCAGATCGACAGCATCCTGGCCCCAGACAGCTACGACGTGGTGGTCGGCTTCGACATCCTGGAACACTTCACGCTCGCACAGGCGCAGCAGATCATGGCGTCGGCCGAGCGGATCGCCCGGAAGGGCGTCCTGTGGTGGGGACCGCTGGAGCAGCAGATCCGGGTCTTTGGCACCGAGGAGACGGACGGGAACCCCGGCATGGCGCACCAGCGGACCATCGACGTCTCGGAGTTCGACGGGTTCGAGCTCATCCTGTTCCCCACCTACTGGCAGACGCCGCCCCTACTGCACGACACGGGCTTTCTTGCCATGAAGGATCTGCGATAGATGGACGCGAATATCCAGACCCTGAGCTACACCTCGGCCTCGATGCTGCCGGCCAAACTGATCCAGCGCGGCTGCGCGGTCGACGGTCTGATCCGGCCTGTCCACGCCCAGATCCTGCCGACCAACAGGTGCAACCTGAACTGCCGGTTCTGCAGTTGCCGGAACCGGGACCGGGGCCTGGAACTGGAGTGGCCGCGGTTGGAGCGCTGCCTGGTGACGCTCCGGGCGCTCGGCTGCCAGGCCATCACGGTCACGGGCGGCGGCGAACCGCTCCTGTATCCGTATATCGAGGACCTGGTCAACCGAGCCAAGGAACTCGGCCTGGAGGTCGGGATCGTGACCAACGGTACCATGATGCGCTGCTGGCCCGGGCCCGTGACGTGGTGCCGGATCAGTGCCAGCGACGAAGCGAACCGCATCCCGCTCTTCTACGAGACCGTATCCGTCAGTCCGTGGATCGATTGGGCGATCAGCTACGTGGTCTCCTCGGAACCCGATATAGACAACATTGCGGCGCATGTCCAGTGCGCCAACAGCCTCGACATGACACACCTGAGGCTCGTGAGCGATCTCGTGGACCTGGACCGGGTGCCGTCGATGAACCAGATCAGGGACCAGATACGCGCACGAGGCATAGACGACCGCAAGGTCATCTACCAGGGACGCAAAGAGTGGACCCGCGGCGTGCCCCGGTGCCTGATCAGTCTGCTCAAACCCGTGATCGGCCCCGACGGAGGAATCTACCCCTGCTGCGGCGTCCAGTACGCGGCGCAGGAACAGGCGCTCGACATGGTGGCCGGTTGGTCGATGGGCCAGATCGAGGACCTGGCGGAGATCTACGGCCGGCAACGGCATTTTGACGGCGCCCGGTGCGCCCGGTGCTACTACGGCGACTACAACACGGTGCTGGCGGCCATGCACGGCCGCCTCCACCACAGGGAGTTTGTCTGATGAACGACATGCAGATCCTCAACAGACTCGTCCAGGAACTCCCGGCCGTTGCGGTCATGGCCGTATTTGCGTTCGCGCTACTGAAGATCGTGGGTCAGGTGCTGGCCCATTACCACAGCGCCCTGAACGGGGTCATGCAGGAGATCCTGGGCCAACTCCACGTCATCAGCGAGCGGACCCGGAAGTGCGTGGGCCCGGGCCGGCGTGAGGACGAATAGGTGTCTGTCGTACCGGAGAGCGAACCGCTTGCCGACGCGTTGGAGAAGCGGATCGTGGAGCTGCGGGGCGTCTACCAGACCGCCCAGACGCAGATTCAGCAGCGGCTCACCGATGCGGCCACGACGGATTTCAAGAAGTTCCGCTACGGCGAGATCCTGAAACAGATCAACCAGACCGTCACGGCCCTCGATGCCGCGGCGGCCCAGGTCGCGGCCGGCACCGTACCAGCGGCCTACGAGTACGGGGCCGATCTCGCCGTCGAAGCTCTGAAGAACCAGGGTGCCGAGGTCCTGAAGCTCAACCTCGGGAATAAACTCCACACGACCGCCATCCAGGCCGTGAGCGACCAGATGACCCTGGACCTGCTCGGGGCAAACCAGTCCATCGGCCAGAACGCCCAGCGGATCCTACGGGCCACACAGCAGAACCTGCTGGAGGAACGGCAGATCAACCAGATCATCGCCGAGGGGCTCGTAGAAGGCGGGGCGCGCAAAGAGGTCAGCCGGGCGCTGGAGACTCGGCTCCGCGAGCAACTGGCCAATGGTCAGTTTGTCACCGTCAACGGGCGAAACTTCACGCCTGGGCACTACGCCGAACTGGTGGTCCGAACCCGGACCCGGGAGGCGGCGACGCATGGCACCATCGGCGCGATAGCCGAACAGGGCGTGGACCTGGTGCAGATCTCCGTTCATGAAAATCCCTGCACGAAGATCTGCCAAGCCCTGCAAGGCAAAGTGTTCAGCATTAGCGGAAGAGATCGCCGGTTCCCGCGCCTGGAGAAGCGGCCACCCTATCACCCGAACTGCGAACACGTTCTCCTGCCCTTCATCGCGGAAGCGTTCGACGATGCCGACCTCGACACGCTTGCGGAATTCAGTCAGAGCCAGGAGTCGGTGGCCGGCAACGACGACTATCAGAAGGTCGTCAAGACAGGGCGCCGAACAGCTGAGCAGCTACCGCGGCCGCATCGATGAGCCGGAGGAGACGGACGAGTTCCCCAACACCGACGCTGCCTGCGAGGCCCTGCTGGCCAGGGCAACTGTTCCACATCCCGCCGAGTAGTTCACATCTGCCTGTACAGATTCCAATAATGGAGATCCATGAGCGGACTCCTGGGAATCTACCGTACCGAGACCATAACCTGGCGGCGAGCCGCCACCCCGGACCAGTGGGGCGAGCGTGGCAACCCGACCGACACGCCCATCCCGGCCCGCGTCACCTGGAAGACCCGGCTGGTCCGCAATTTCGCAGGCGAGGAGGTCGCGGCGGCCGGTTCCGTCCTGATGGACCAGATGCCTGGACATGACGACCTGATCCGCGTCAACTACATCGACCACGCCATCCTGGCCATCGACGAAGTGCAGGATTTCAGCGTCAGCCACTACGAGGTATTCATCGCATGAGCAACGACCTGTTCAGCGGGCTGGACAAAGCCTCCCAGGTGATCCGCGAGGCCGTCGAACGCGGCATGGCGAAGGCCGGCATGGCGGTATTGCGCGACTGCGTGATGGACATGCCCAAGGTGCCGCACGATGAAGGCACGTTGCGCGGCAGCGGGTCCGTGCATGTCGAGGGCCGGTACGTGTTTGGGTCCGCGGAATTGGGCCAGCAGGGAGGCACGCCCAATACCGACCCATACATGGAATCGAAGGTCAGCGAGGGCGTGGTGGCGGCGGTCGGGTTCAATACCCCCTATGCGGCCCGGCTGCACGAGCACCCGGAGTATCAGTTCACCGAGACCGGCACGGGCGGCAAGTACCTGGAGACCAAACTGGCGTCTGGCGGTCAGCGCTACATCAACGTCGTAGCTGCGGAGGTCCGAAAGGCCCTTGGTTAAAGCGTTCTGCGAATGGCTGGCAAGCAGCAGTTCCGGGTTGGGACTCGTGATCGGCAGCACCCTCTATGCGGGTAAGCGGCCGGCCGACGCGCCGGACCTCTGCACGGTGGTGCTGGAGCGCGTGCCCGAGATCGTGGACCCGGAGCGCAAGGACGCCCGGCAGGTCACGTTCCAACTGTTCACCCGGGGCCGCGGCCATTTCACGGCCCGGGACGAGGCCCGCAGGATATTCGACCAGGTGGTGAACCAGTACGGCGTGAGCGGGATCGACGGATGGTTCGTCGGTCACATTAGCGGCACTGGCCCGGCCTGGATCGGAGTGGACGATAAAGGCCGGGACGAGTTCTCGGCCAACATCACGTTGTTCTGCGAAGTAGACGCAGGCTCTGTCGAGGAAGAGGGCGACGACGGCAATCCTCCAACAAAGATAGACCCTCCGTATTACCCATAACCGAGGGGCGCAGCCCCGAAAGGAGCACGCATGTTCACTAGCCACAACATTGGACCAGCCACCCTGGAGTTCGACGGCACTGGCCTCGGCGAGACCTACGGCGGCATCGTGGTCAGCTACAAAGAGACGACCGCAAAGGCCATGACGGACAAGACGGGGGAAACCCCCAGGGAAGAAGTCGTGACCGGCCAGGAGGCCCGAATCACCGGCGCCCTGACCGAAGCGACCTTGGCGCAGATCGCCAAGCTGACGGGCGGCACTGTCGATGGTCTGGAGTTGGAGGTCCTGAACCGGGTCGGCAAGGACTTGGTCAGCCAAGCCAAGATCCTGGTGATCAAACCCATCGTCGAAGGCGTGGTGAGCACGACCGCCAGTGACTGGATCTACGTCCCGAAAGCCAGCCCTCGGCCCGTGTTCGAACTGCCCTTCAGGCTGGGCGAGCAAAAGGTGTGGGGCTTCGAATTCGTCGCGCATCCGGTCCTGGCGGCCGACGTCGCGTCCGGCGGCGCCCTGGCGGCTGAGACTTACGCCGAAGGTTGCCTGCTTAGGTTCGGCAAAGCGGCCTAGCACCGCCTGATGGCGACCCAATGGCAGGCAGG